GGGCGGGAGGGCGCATGGGCTTCGGCTTGTAGACGACGTGGCGCCGCGGGGGCTCTGGCTCTTCCCCGTCCGACGCGTCCGGTGGCGTCACACACGGAGTCTCGTCACTACCCTCGAGTCTGATGTCGAAGATGCTCCTCCGCGGTTTCCGCGGTTTCCGACTACCCCTCTCGTGGTATTTTTGCGCATGGGAGGCGACCTGTGTGGGCGTGCGCGTAGGCACGTACATCCTGGACAAGTCCTTCCACCGACCCTTTCCCAAGACGGCGAGTCCGTCCAAGAAGGCGTTGTGTTCGTCCAACGTCCACGGCTTTGAAGGCTTCCGGGTCATGGCGTGGCGCGCGTGCGCGTATCTGACGCCGGGCGGATAAGGAATCTTTTTTGGCGGGAAAATCAATATAGTGAAATTTCAATTTTTGATGACGTTTAGGGTTTAAGGTGCCCACCACGCGTCAGACCCCGACGCGGGGGCGCGCGATGTCCGCGGTCTTTGACGAACTAACGAGGATTTTGGCAGAGCGAGAGGAACTCGCGAGGCTATACAAAGGGCTAAGGGAACAAGAAGAGCAAGTCGACGCGGTGCGAGCGGAGAATAAGAAACTTGTCACACGCATGACGATCGCGATCGCCGACCTGCAAAGACTGCGTAATCAACGGGACAGACTGCGTAAAGAACGGGATGAACTGTCTAAAGAACGGGATTTTTACAGGGAAAAGTGTTTCCAATTGCTAGATTGTGAAATTTCAATTTCAAAATATACATAAGCCCGCCACGACCCCGCCACCGTCGTCACAATCCGACTCTCATGAGTGAACTTGCGATCCAACAAGAGCAACAAGAGGACCCCGTGCTGACAAAATTTAGGGATTTCTGTAGCGGCGACCCTATGCACACCAACGATTTAGAATACGTGCGAGATCGCGACAACCAACGTCTTTGGATTCGCGGGACGTACCGAAACAATACAACTCGCAATGGCTCATGGGGTGATAGGTCGCATGCGCGCAGGTGCACCCGGCTCGAGTGGGGAAACATGCTCGTCATTAACGGTGGTTTATTGGGTCTTGCGCTCGGTGGCGCATTGATTGACGACGATACTTTTCGCGAGATAGAGGACAGCATCATTTTCAGAGGCAGTGCTAATCGCGGAAAGTATGAAAAATCCAAGGGTACCTAGTATGTAATTAAATGAAACCAGTCTTTTTGCGTTCCTCCGGAGTCTTGATACCATACATGATCGCCAAAAACAAGAACGTCGAGATAATCGCGTACTCGATGTCTTGCGTCGCACTGAACGCGATGGCGACAAGAGACACGTATCTGAACACTCGACTGTCGAACATAGTCTTCAATTTTTTGGGGACGACGATGGCATTGCCCGAAAACAAGCCTTGGTAGAGAATGATGAGCGTGAACAGAATGGGCTGCGCCTTGATGAGGGCTTCTGTCGGGGCGGTGACCGGGGACAGAATGTTCTTGACCATTAATGATTACACAGAAATAAATTTAATCAACGTCTCAACCTTCCTTCTATGATCGGACGACACCATGAGTGAGGGTGTCTCGAGTAGTTGGAGAATGCGATCGTTGTCGTCACCATCGCGGCTGGGTGTTTCAAAATTTCGAATGTAATCGGCGACGACATACACGACGCCATCTGCGAATTCTTCCTCCGCCATCTCGTACCAACTGTCCTTGTCCGTGCCCCACGTCTGTGGGTTGTCTCGGGTACGGACGCCGTGTCCGTATTTGTTCCTACCCAACTGTAACCTCTTACGAATGAATTCCATGTGACATCATGTGACAGACCTTTTAAATGCGAGTAAAGTCCCGAGACCGACCAAGACGACGACCTGAAGCGTGTCCAACACGAGCGGTCCTAATCGAACGAGCCTATACCCGAGAGCGTGGCATAGATTCTTCTCACCCCGGTTACCCTTTATTTTCGCGAGTGCTTCGGGACACGGCAGAGCGTTCCTGTTGGTACTCTTCTGCTTCGTCATCACATTGTCCTCGTCGGTCCAAAACGCATTCTCTCCATCGACTATTTTATTCACACCGGGTATGCGCGACGAATCCATGTCGAAATGGTCGGAGTATTTGTGAAGGAGTGCCTTTCGAGCACCGTCGCGGGTGACGAAATACGCCGCCGCGGACGCGGACAGGCGACCGGGTTTCCCACCACCCTCGGGACAAAATCCATCACAGTGAAGGAAGAGGAAATCCCAATCGATGTTCCCGTGTGTGAGTTTGTCATCCAGGTATCGTCGATCGATGAAGAGTGGGTAGGCGTCGTCTTCGAGAATGAGTGCGATTGGACTGATCCCATTCACGAGGAAATGTTCGAGTGCCTTCAGGTGAGAGTAACAACACCCGATGTTACTCTTGGGCATGATGACCCTGGCGTGAGGTTTGAAAAATCGAGTGAGTTCTTCTTTCGGGATTTCATCGTACGCGTACCCCTTCACGCGCACCGGGTCTATGCCGGTCTGTCGGAGATAGGTTCGCTGCATCACGAACCTCTCGGGTTGGGAGTCCATGTTGATGGAGTAGGTAGTGAACATCCTTATATTACAACGGGAAAATTTAGTCTTCCATGTCTATGTATTCTTCTTCGTCGTCACCCTGACACTCATCGTCTTCCTCGTTCTCTTCGACGTCCATGCCTTCGAATTCTTCTTCGTGTTCCTCCACCTCTTCCTCTTCGCGCTCCTCTTCCTCCTGGTCGACCTTTTTCTCCTTTTCCTTTTGTTTCTTCTTCTTCTTCGGTTTCGACTTGGGTTTGAAAGCCTTGTCCAAATCGAAATTTTCACAGACAGACCGAATTTTGTCATGTCGCTTTATGATCTTTTTCAAAAAAGCGTCGTCGGCACCGAGTTTTTTGAATGTGACCACCAACTCGTTGAGCGGCGGCTGATGCCCTTTCGCCCAGTGTTTCGAGAAGAGGTCGTTGAGCACGGTGTCCGTGTGCAGTGTGACTCTCTCCGTGTCTTCGTCGACGTCGAGGCTTACGCACACGTGGTCACAGAATTCGCCGCAGTCAAACTTTTTCGGTTTGACCGTTGGTGGAGGTGGTTCGTACTTGTACACCTTCGGGCCGAACCGCGACGCGTCGAACTCGTATCCCTGCTCCTTACACACGCGTTCGTAGAGCGCGATGTAGTCGTCGAAGCGATAGATCGGCTGTGGCTCGTACCCCTTCGGTTCTATCTCCGGTGGGTGGCATATCGCGTCGAGGTCGAACGGTTGCGTCGGCATGTGAAAATTGTTATTCATTACATGTAATCTTGATGTTGAGTGACAAAAAACTCTTTAAAGGCGGTACGATGGACGTTTCTTCGGAGTGATATTTCTCGATTGTTTTCGGTGATTGATCAGCACTTGATCGAAATTTTCTTCCAACCAGTCATATAAAGCGGCGGTCTTCTTGATGCTGTGGTCGACGTTTTTCCCGGCGTCGGCGCCGTGAGACCATTTTTCGCACCAGTCGGTTTTGTCGTCTTTCTCGAGTCCTTTCCAAGCGACGAGCAGGAATTCTTGGACACCCTGTTTGAAGACCATTTTCTGAGGGGTCGTGTCCAAGTTGATGAATTCCTCGAGACCTTCAAAGTCGTACATGAACCACCCGAGCACGGTGAACAATTCGGTGATGGCGTACAAATTTTTGTTGTTGGACTTTTTGTTCAACTTGTCGACGTAAATTTTCCGTCCCTCGAAAACATGGAAGACGGCGGTGAGGTAATTGACAATTTTGTTGGATGTCGATTTCCATGAGGTGCTTTGCATTTCTTTCTCGCACAGTGGCAAAAAATTCGCAACCAGGTCCTTGTTTGATTTTTTCGTCGGACCGGGGTTCAAGATTCGATTGACCAATCGGAAAAGCGTGAAGATTTCCTTCTCACGGTCAGCGCTCTGGATGCGAGAGAGCGGTGCTTCGAATTTTGGCAGAAGATCGTACTTGAGATATCCCATAAACGGTGAGGTAAAGATTTGAGAATTTACGTGTTCACCATCGGACATACTGAGACCCTGATTTCTCCTATTGAAGAGCACCTGCTTGTGTTCATCCGTCAGGTCGTGGTAGATACACAACTTGATGTGGATTTTGTGCTTCCAGTATGAGACCTCTTTTTTCGTCATATCCTTGAGGTAGCGCCCGTCCAGCGCTGGCATCTCGTCGCGGTCAAACATCTTGACCGTCTCGAGGCGGTGCCCGGCGTCGAGGAGTTCGTACTTGTCGGTCGCGCTCACGAGGTTGATGAGCCAGTTTTGATCACTCGTGAGGTTGTACCGAAGCGATTCGATGTACTCTTGGCGCTGCAGCAGGCTCCATCCCTTGGTCGGGTCGCGCTGGGCGTCGGGAAGCACGAACAAGTTCGTCTCATCTTCGTTGTCCACGTGTTCCGCCATGATGGACGCAACGGTCTTCTCCTGCACGGTGATGCGCAGGTTGCGGATGTCCTTGGGTGGGATGAACGATGGCATGATGGTGGTCGTCGGTCGCGGTCGTCGGTCGCGGTCGTCGGTCGCGTCGCGTTGTGACGTGTCGACCTTTCGAAGGGTGGGTGACTTTCGAAAGGAAGGTTTTGTCTGTCAACCTCTACGAGTCAGGACTCGTGGTCGGAAAAAAAGAAGGTTTTTTTGGTCTGTCAAACTCGACGAGTCAGAACCCACCCCGGAGTGCACGGGCACTGGCGTCGGGAAATTGGCGGGAAAAAAAGTCTGGATTGTCGTGTTGTGAGTGACCTATTGTGGACGATGTAGACCTATCAATTGAAATCAGGTGTCGCAAATCGCGATAAAACACCCGCGCACCGTCGGCGATCAAATCTTCAATCTTGTGATCGATGTGATTGTCTTGGGGAAGGAACTTTGAAATGTAGCGTTCCATATTGGGGACGTGCATAAGGTAACATTTCATAGAACTGATCCACCGAATCTTTTCGTATCCGGGTAGGTGCCCTTCACGGTCTGGGAACCGTGAAAGGCTGTGAAAGAAGACGAGTTCGAAATCATCTTTCATTGTATCGATGGTTGTTTGGATCTCACCGAAAAACGACGAGTCGTTAACCATCACGTTGTCCTCCATCACCAAAGCATACTTGACACCGCTCGCACGAGCGCGCTCGAACACACTCAGGTGCCCTTGCATCGCCCCTATCGCACCGAGGTTGAAGAAGGTTATGTCCGGTCGACGCGCGGTGTGGTTGTAGTGCATCTCCACCGCTTTCTTCATATATCGACTGTCGACCGCCTTCTCGAACGCGCGCGCGTTCTCAACCTTCTTCGTGTCGACACCATACACGACGTCTATGGGGATGCCGTGTTGATCGTATCGATGAAAGAACGCCCGGTGCCTCTTTGTCGAATCTTCGAGCGTGAGGAGGTAGGGTTGATACTGCAATCGTCGACGGCGCGTGATCAGATAGATCAGCGCGAAGATGAAGAGCGTCACGCCGACCTGAAGCGCGATCATACTGTTACGCGAGAGGAAAAATCACACGCCTTCCCACCCATGTCGTAGTTCCCATTGTTGCTCCCGAGTTCGGCTCGGTTTTGGTTGATGAACGCCTTGGTCGTCACACACTTGAACGTGTCAGTGTCCCTGAGCCAGTCGGACAGGGTGTGGTCGTTCCTGTGTTTCCAATACACGACACCGTCTCGTTCCATGTATCGAGTGAGGAATTCCCGTTTACAGACCAATGCGTGATTGCACAACAGTTGGGCATCCTTCGGTGCGCGCCACACGTGTTCGGTGAGTTGGGTGAACGGCTTGTCGCAGTTTGACCAACAATGCCCGAGGAACATGATCTGACCGTCAGTAGTCTTGAACTGTCTGATGGCTCCGTAAATTTGTGCGATGGACACCTGATACTTGATGTCGTCCTCGAGGATGAGGATCGTCTCGTACCCATTTTTGTACGCGTCGTAGTAGCACGTGAAGAATGACAGACACACGCAGAGTTTGGTCATCTGTTTGTACAGGTGTTTGTTCAGTGGGTTGAACGTCTCGGACAGGTTCCTGTAATCGTCCGATGTGAGATCGTCGGGTTTGATCGCGTCCAAGAGTTTGTACTTTTGCCCGAACGCTTTCAACTGTTCGGTGGCGTACTCCACCCGACTGGGCATGCAGATGCAATAAATCATGTCCAATTCATTCGATCCACTTTCCCCGACGGGTTTGAATTTGTGTTTGAACCTTCGGTAGATCCCTTTGGGTGTGTACTCACCGGTGTCCACCAACGGCACGACCGTGGGTGAACACACCCTTCGTGGCGCGTTCCACAGTTTGACCAATTTCGTCGTGTAACTGATGGTGTCGCACGTCTTCCTCGGATCCCAATTCTCACGCACGGTGTCGTAGTACGGGTCCTCCTCCGCGCTGTGTATGGTCAGATCGGAAGGTTTGTCTAACTTCATGCTCGCCACGTACGGCACGAGGTAGTCTCCATTCTTCCCAATGATTTGTCGGTACTTTTCATTCGTGGTCTTGTACTCGGGGTCCGTGAACTCTTTGATGGTTTGATCCATCCATTGTTTCAGGAAAGGGTGACCTTTGGGTGACTTGATGAAGAAATTTTCAAGACACACCAACCCTTGCTTGCTGAATCGATCTGCGCGGAAACAGAAAAATCCGTCGGGGAGCCAGTCGAGTGGTCGAACGCAAAACACGCTCGCGTCGATCCACACACCCCCGTAGGTGTCCAAGAGGTGGAACCGAATGAGATCGCTCTTGTGTGCCTCACTCGACGTAATGGACGAAAAGTGAGACAGTGCGCCCCACGAGATGTACTTGTGTACCGTGAACGCGTTGAGCACGCGAATGTCTTTCACCTTGCCCACGTTGCGCCAGTTTCGAATGCATCGTCGAACAATGGTCGGGGGTACAGGACTGTGCCAGTACGTCCACACCGTGTCGGGTGTCACGGGTCGAGTGTCTGGTAGGAAAGTGTACAGGAGTAATGCGATGATGGTGGCGAGTGTCAGGGCGACCCTGCTCATACCTACTGTAGACTGACAAAAAAAATGTCACCCAATACTAGTAACCGACCATGGGCAATTGTACATGGGACGAGTGTAAGAATTGGTCATGGGACGGTGCACCTTGTTGGTCGGGGCGCAGCGGATCCGTCAACCCGCTTCACTATTCAAATGATTTCACGTCATGGAGGATGCACGGGGGGTGTGAGTACAAACAAATGCGTGGGTACGATCATAC